TTCCCATACGAGCTAAAAAACTTGCTCGTCTAGGATTATCACCACTCTTAACTGGTGGCTTCAATGTGCCACCTTTATATGATGCCCTACCTTTAGCATTTAGTCCACCCTTAGGGTTCTTTCCTTCTTTTCGTGTCCATGCAGGTGTCTTAGCCATATCGAACCTTTTTAACTATTAATGTTAGTGTAATACCATGTCATAGTATGTAGCAACAGTTTTTTACCCCCCTTGTCATGTCAGGTCTATGCTCACAGAGATGTTGCCTTGCACTAGCGACATACTCTTCTCGACTGGTTTGTAACCTGCTCTGTCAAGTATGTCCTTAGATGCCTCAAGCTGTACGTACTCAGACTTAGCACTTTGCGCTAAGTCAAGTACTCTTTTAGATGCAATCGTAGCATTGATACCTATACTCTGTCTTACCACTTGTTGCATATACTCTTGAACATGAGGCAATCGCAAAGTCTTACTGGCTGTCACTCTTCCTGCTTCGCCTTCTGCGTATCCAGCCTTTGCACTTGCCTCTTTGATACTGCAACCTAATGCTACGATAGTATCAACTAAGGACTTCTGTTTCTTGGTTAGCTTAATCTGATTTAACAAGAGAACCCCCCTTACCCCCCTTTTATGGATTAGCTAATTACGAATGTCAAGGGTATTCTAGTTCTCTTGATAAATCAGATACTTAGCTGTAGAAGTCCTTAGATGATACTGCTTGGACTAGCAGGGTTGGGAGTTGTTGGTGTTGTTAGATGGGAGCCGAATATTAGGTAAGACTTTTGCTTCCGTAGTCCTTCAATACAATTTGTAGACTTCTGGAATTTACTATGTTTGTGCATTTCATTCTCTTTTGGTGTTCTGTGCCACTCTAAAGCTATGCCATAACGGACTGAGTCAAATAAAATGGACGTATCCCAGAGGGAACCCTCATCAATTTTATTTGACTCTTTTCCGAGTTTCGCTAAAGCGAAACGCTTTTTGTATTAGTCCTAATATGGCTTAGCAAGAGTGTCATATAACAACCAAAAGGAGAAAGAAAATGACAAGTACAAACACAGTAAATTACGCAGAAGTCTTAACAAATTATATCTCAGGTACTTCAGCGAAAAGTCTTACCCAATATTCTCAGAAGAGATTAGATGGTATGAAGAAATATCTATTTATATCTAATCTAGGTAATATAGATAGAGCATATAAGAAGATTGATGATGAGTTGACTGCTTGTAATGCATACATGAAAGCCGCCGCTGAAGCAGATTTTGAAGCTGATGCAAAGGGTGGCTATGGTCAAGGATCACAGGATTTGATCGAGCAGTATGGATTTCGTGGTGGAGTCAAAGATGTTACGATAATGATCGAGGACTTGATTGCTATTCGTGATGTTCTTGAGCAGTTCTTCAATGCAAACAATGATGACTTTGAGCAGATGTTTGGTTCTAAGTTCAAGCCAAACTGGATTGGCAAAGATGCTGACACCCCAAAGTCATCAGAGCCACTTTCTTCTAAAGAGAAAGCTGAACTCAAAAAGAAATATCTTGGTGCATAAGCACCAAGATTATCTCTCACTCTTACGAGTGAGAGATATCTTTTTGCTAATGAGGTGTTTATATATTACTAGTACAAACCTTCGAACCACTTCGTGGTTCTCGGTTTGTTTTCTAGTCACTACAAACTAAGACGTAACAAATATACACGGAGGTTACATTATGTCTAAACTAAGAAAGTCAGTTGACAAAAATTGGTATTCGCATTGCGACAAAATGTTGCAAACAATAAAACAAAGTTTCAATATCATATACTATGGCAACACAGATAAAGTATGTCATGTTGACACAGTTACATCTTTGCAAGATGCTTGGAGAGTAATTAGTCAAGACAGATATGATATGCAATCGTTTCATGCCACATTCGGACACAGCCGAAAGAAACAAAACTACGAGGTGTGGCAAGATAATCAACTCGTAGTACAAGTAACATATGATCGTTAGGAGGTAACAATGAACCATATGACACAACTCGCAAGACTCGTAGACAAGCAAGGTGACTACGATTTTCCAATAGATACAATCTCAGTAGCAGGTACATATGATGATGACTGTGAAACAAAGCTAGTCAAATGTCCTGATAAACAGATGATTGTTCGTGCAGACACAATGGAATATCTTGGTTGTCATTCAATCTCGTATAGACCAGTAACTCATGCACAAGTGCTTGATCCTATTATTGATCTAGCAGACAGCCTCAAGACACCATATGTCACACAGATAAATATGTTAGACAATGGTGCAATGATGGATACAAGATTAGTATTCAAAGAGATATGCTTTGATGATCCTTCAATGCAAAGTTATGTTGCATTTCAGATATCAGTTCGTAACTCATACAATGGTGTCTGGTCAGTAATGATACAAGCTGATGGGCTTCGTATGTTTTGTCTAAACAAATGTACAACACCTGATACAGTTGCTAACTACAGACTAAAACATAATGGTCACTTCAGTTACAACTTCGATCATCTTAAACATTCAGTAGATTTGTTTCGCAGTAATGAGGAGAGGTATCGTGATTGGTACAACACACCAGTCAGCAATCAAGATGCATACGATATGTTTTCAAAACTTACTTGGACACCAAGACCTACTATTGATGGCAAGTATCGTAATGAAACTCAGTATGCAAAGCTAAAGCAACACTGGGGTGAATACCAACAAACTATTGGTAAAAACAAGTGGGGTCTATACAATGCAGTAACGCATTGGATCTCTCACCCTGAAAATGTCAGTAGCACCAACAAAACTATTGTAGAACGTAACAATAAAATGGTAAGCTACATGAACAGACCAATGTCAATATTCAACTAAGTGGAGGCTACGTTGATTACATATACTACAGCAGAACTAAAAATGTGTGAGTCGTATGCACGGATCGCACACCCAGCAGACTACAGAGAAATGTTTGACCATATCTGTGATGTATCCAAACCATATGGCAATGAACACCCTGAGGTTTGGGTCAACAAGATGACTGTCAAGACCACAAAGATATGGGAGCAGAACTATCCTGATCTTCAAGCATCAGCAATGATTGAAGATATTTTGTATGACAGTGGCATCAAACATTTGAACTTCAAGTAATCCCTTGTGGTTGTTAGGGTAGTAGCCAAGTATGTTTCCTTTCCATACTTGGCTACGTCTAAACTATGAAAAACACAGTTAAATATCAGCACAAAGCATTGATTGATGCACTAGTAGAAACTCGAAAGAGCAGCAAACTTTCGCAGGAGAAACTTGCTTTGACAATCGGTGTTGATACGAAACTGTTTGGACAGTGGGAACGTAAACTTGTTGAGCCAAAGCTATTTAACCTGCTATGTTGGTGTGAAGCATTGCAGGTATATTTAACTATATCAAAAGATGATGGAGAGTTTTGATGCAAAAATTTATGACTATGCAAGAAGTAGAAAATGCACTTGGTAAAAAAAAAGATCCGCAGTTTACTACTAGAGAAATAATGATGATAAAAACTAGTGTTAAGTTTTTATTAAAGCATTTCTATAATGATCCTAGTGATGTTGGTACTATGACTCATGATGAACTAATAAGTATAAGGGATAAATGTTTAAATGCCCTCGAAGAGTAAAATCAAAGGTAACTATCACGAGAACTGGTTTGTAAAATTATTTAGTTCTTGGAAGTTGCCATGTAAAAAAGTTCCCCTCTCAGGTAGTCTGGGAGGAGAACATACTGGTGATTTGAAACTAACTATCAATGATAAAGAATATATTGTTGAAGTTAAGTACAGAGCAGTAGATAAATTTCCTAGTGTATTCAAGGTGTTACAAGGAAAAGATATTGCTTTGTATAAACGTAAGACTGGTGATCCAAGATGGGTTGCTGTAATACCTGACAAGATAATGGAGGATCTTATAAAATGATATGTGTCATATGTAAAAATGAAATAGAAAAACTTTATACCAGTGATGGAGAAATGTATTGGGATCAAGGCAATGATGCCATGCCAATAGCAGAAGGAAGATGCTGTGATAAATGCGATCAAGATATTGTATTGCCACACAGATTAGCTGATGCCATGATAAACAAGGAGGTGTAACATGGGTAACGTCAAGAAACAAATACAAGACTACTATGACCAAGTAGTTTCAATCGAGGGATTGCAAAATGAAGTTGAGATTGCAGATGATGTGTCACAAGTAAAGAGATACATAAACTATGCAATGAAACCAAAGTTTCAATCAGAAAAAGATATGTGTAATGACATTGCAGTAGAACTCTGGAATGAATACTGGAGTAACTACAATGAACCATCTTACTAATCAGTGGCAACCAAGCCAAGAAATCATGGATAGATACAAGGAGGTTAACCATGACAGAGAAGCAAAATACTTCAAACATTTCTACATTAAGAACCAATATAGACGATCCGACTGGGATCAAGAGTATTGCAAATGGTGTGACAAACAACTTAGTCGCAAGAGAAATAATACAAAAGTACTCAGAGAAACCAAACAATCACACGAGGACAATTCGTTCTACTATCGAGTCATTACTCAACTGTCAGATAAATGAGAGAGTAAACAATTCATATACATTTTTCAGATGGGATATGCCTTGCATATCAGAAGTAGCTGATGCACTTGTTGCTCGTGAAGAGTCAGTGACACAACTAATGCGATACTGTATGTCAGTAGCAGATCCAAAAGATATTGAGAAATGGATTGTAGAAGTAATGGTGTGTACTACGAAGCAGTCATCACTCACAGAAAAAGATATGGCACTCAAAGCTCGTATCTATGCAGGTAAGCTATCACATATACCTGCTGACATACTCAAGTATGCTTGTGACCAGATATGTCTGAAGAGCAAGTTCTTCCCATCACTGGCAGAGATATATGAGTTTGTTCAGCCAATGCTTTACTATCGTAAGTCATTGGTGGAGTCAGTATCACAACAATTATTATCAGCCAAAGGAGTGTAATATGCCTACAGATGAAGAATGGAAAATGCAATGTGCATTAAATACTGTATCAATGATGACAGTAGATGAGTTTCAAAACCAACTAGAAAAACATAAAATAGAAAGTAATACTATGGATAATTATGTTTTTGATTTAGCTAAAGCATTGAAGGAGAGCAAGTATGGAAGATAGATTTGAAGATGTGCCAGTAGAAGTATCTGATCGTGACAGATATGGCAAAGTAAAACTTACAAGTTACTATGACTACTATCAGTCTGTACTATTTATGGCAGACAGTAAAGACTTCCTGCAACCTGCAGGAATGACATCAGAGAATAGAAATTATATATACAGAGGAACATCATAGTTCCTCTAAAAAATTTGGTCTGATCTTTTGCAAAGACCAAATTATTTTAGATAAACTATTGATAATATTCAATAAATAGTGTATGCTGATAGCAAGAAATGGAGGTTGCAATGGCAGTAGAACTAAGACTATCTGCTCATGCAGAGGACTATATCAGAGGCTCTGATATGGTATCAATCATGACAGGTAAGTGGAACGAACTTTACAAAATCAAGACAGGCAAGTTAGGTCGTGTAGATTTATCACACGAGTTTCATGTCTTGCTTGGTGTTGAAACAGAAAATTTCAATTTGATGTGGTCACAAAGAGCATTTGATTATGAGTGGTCAGCACAGAAAAGATTTGAAATGTCGTATGGTAGCATACCATTTCAAGGTACAGTTGATGGCTTTGACAAAGACAAGAATATGATTATCGAATGTAAGCATACTCATGGCATGAATACTATGGAGAATATGATTAACTTCTATATGCCACAAGTACAGTTCTATCTTTATATATCCAAAGCAAAGCAATGTTTGTTGTCTGTAATACTTGGCAACAAATATGATGCAGTTATCATTGATAGTAGCAAACAATATCAAGATGATATGCTTGATAAGATCAAAGCCTTTTGGGAGTATGTTGTACACAAACAAGAACCTGAAGATGTGTATCTCAGAACAAGTCAAACAATCAAAGATGCCATAAAGATAGATGGCAAAACAAAACGAGATGTATCAAAAAGTAATTCATTTGCTACAGCAACAGAAGCATATCTTGAGAATGAAATCTATGCAAAGAAGTTTGAGATTGCAAAGAAAATGCTGAAAGAAGAGATCAAGCCTGATGAAGCAGAAATCTACAATGATGAACTATCAGTTAAGCGAGATAAACGAGGGTCAATTCGTATCACAAAAAAAGGGTGAGTAGACCCAACTCACCCTATAACCTATCTGTATAATGGAGGTTACACATGACAGATACTAAAACTAATACCAAAAAGCCGACACCTAGTAAAGTATATAACTTAGCTAGTGCAATGTTGGAGTTTCAAAAACTATCGGTTAGTGCCAAGAAAGATGGCAAGAACCCACACTTCAGAAGTAACTACTCAAAACTTGAGTCTGTTATTGAAGCAGTAAATCAAGGCAATCAGTTTGGTTTGTTCTTCACTCAAGAGATTGATTATGTATGGACAAGTCATCATGATGCTAAATCAGAAGTTGTGGTTGTTACTACTGTACGTCATGAGAATGATGAGAATACATATGTATCAAAGCTACCAATCATTTTGTCTAATGCAAATATGGAGAACCCACAAAAAGTTGGGTCAGCTATTACATATGCAAAGAGATATACACTACAAGCTGTATATGGTCTGCCATCAGAAGATGATGATGGTAATGAGGCAAGTAAGCCTACTGTAAATATATCCAAACCAATAGCTAAGGGAGATGATGACGATGGATTATGATAACACAGATAGAGGTAGTTTCTTCAAACCACGAGCAGATGAAAGTCTGCTTGTGCAAGGCAAACTAAATAGCAATGGCAACGAATACAGAATGGTTGTTGTCAAAGCATCACTACCTGATGGTGGTACTGCTCGTGACTTGTATGTCAAAGTCGGTACATTATTTGAGAATGACAAATCTCAAAATGAGAAATCACCTGATTTCAGTGGACCAATAGAACTTCCTAATCAAGAAAAAAGAAGATTAGCTTGTTGGAAAACTGTATCCAATGATGGCAATACCAAGTTCTTGTCAGCTAGGATTGGTGACAAAACACCACGAGTAGGTGAAGATACTGTATCAATTAGCAACAATGATGACATGGAGGTAATAGATGAAGTACCATTCTAATGAAGCAAAGGCAAGAACCCACGACCCTAAAACGTCGTGGGAAGCCGCTGATAAAGTTGACACTAATAGACTTGAGCAAGTTGTACTAAGAGCAATCATTGCACATGGAGATGGTGGTGCTACACATGATGAAGTATTTACCTATCTTAGCATGAGATTTAAAGATGCTTTTCGTGAGGGTAGCATTACACCAAGATATGCTTCTCTTGAAAGAAAGGGATTGATTACTCGCAATGGTGACACAAGAAAAGGTCGTGCAGGTAGAAGTCAGCTTGTTATGTATTCCAAACAATAAAACTAATGGAGGTTACTTTGGATAAAAATAAAATTTATATAACTAAAGACTATAGTATATTTAAGTACGTTGTTGGTAATAGAGATATTGTCAATAAGCACGTGAAAGATTTATCTGGTCATATAGAAAATCGAGATCTTAATATACCTATAATAGTAAATGAGCATATGGAAGTATGTGATGGGCAACATAGACTTGAAGCATATAAGGCTTTGAGTTTGCCAGTTCATTATATAGTCAAAGAAGGATTGACTTTAGGAGATATTCGTAAGTTAAATTCAGTCAATCGCAAATGGACTATGCACGAATATATGATGAGCCATTGTAAGCTAGAGTCTAAGCATTATCTTACACTCGAATGGTTTGTAAGAACTTACGAGTTTAGTGTGTCAGACTCAATAGCCATGCTGAATGGCAAAGGATACTATAGTGGATTTGATATTACTGAATTTAAAGAAGGTAATTTTGTTGTGCATGATTTGGAAAAGGCAAAAGAAACTGCCGCTTCTATTCATAAGGTTGGTGATTACTTTGAGCATTACCGAAAGAAATCTTTTATTCATGCAATGATTTCTGTCTGCAATGATCCTCAGTTTGTTTGGAGTCACTTTGCCAATAAACTAAGTAATTTTTCAGGGGTGTTAAAAAATCAGGGTAGCAGGAATGATTTTATATTAAATATTGAAAAGTTATATAACTATAAGACTACACCTGCTAGGCAGATAAGGCTAAAACTTTATGGCAATAGGTCGTAATTGGTATAGCTTTTGCAAATACTGCTGTATCTTGATGATTTGCCACTACAATAGGAAGATGAGTAAAAAAAGTCTTGATATAAGAGCCATACAGAGGGGGTAAAGACCCCCTCTAGTATGATTGTACCCTAGAATTACGTTGATTCACCCAGACTTTTCATTTCGTCAACAAGCCTCATTGCCCTATTTGGCACTTGTTTTGCCCACTTTGAGTCTGTCATTTCGTATGCGGCTTCATACCAATCACGATTATCGATTGCTTTTTTCATTTTATGAAAGCGAGATAGTCTTGGTCTACCAAGATTGAACATCATGTTAGCAATAATGTGTTGTGCTTTCTCTGGGAGATCATCAAAGTCATTATAAAGATACTTGCATTCTTCGATAGTAGTTTCAATATCTTGGTCAAACAACTCATTGACTCTTTCTTCAGATACTTCTGTGCCTACTGGCTTACCATATTCTTGATCCCACTCAGTGACAAGATGTCCTATCCCAACAGTAGGAAGATTTAAATGATCGAGATAGATTGCATTAACACAACCTTCATCTCTTTTTAATTGTTCTCGTAATAGTTCTATATTCATTTCTTTAACTTTGCTATTGATTTCAATCCGAATGATGCCGCAATAGATGCAAGTATCCCATAGCTAAGCCAGTCAGGACAATCCTCTCGCAAGAATTTAAAGCCATCAGATATGTATGGTTGTAATGCAGGTATAAAACAAGCAACAATCAGTAAGATAAAAGTAATAGTCCATGCTTCGTCTTTCCAACTATTGTCACTAGCATCAATAGCTTTCTCTTCCCATGATCCATCTTGTTCTACTTTCTTTACTTGTGCCTGAACCTTTGCTTTTTCTTTCTTACCCTCAAGCCATGTAGTAGCAATGTTTGCTATTGGTCCTAGTAGTTGTATCATATTATACCCCTCTTCTTAGCTATGATTGCAAGTACAGTAACTACACCTGCAAGTACAGCAGTTATCATTATAATTAAAATAATTTTTAAAACCAGTTCTTTGATTTCTTCTCTACGTTTCTTTGCTTTTTCTGCCGCTTCTTTTCTTTGCTTTCTAGCCTCAGCACAATAGGCTTGGTAATCATTCCATAGGTTTGCCCTACCATAGAGTTGCATATATTCTCTTAGCTTGTCATTTTTCTGTCTGATTTGTTCAAGTGCCATAAACTCTTCGAGATCATTGTCAGTCTTACCTGATAGATTAGTCCAGATACTATTACGTTTTCTATGTAG